CAACATTTAAAATAACAACTCGATTTACATCAATTCCTCGACTTAAAAGTAGACTTTTTGTAATTGCAGATTCTGTATCAAAATACAAACAATATCCATCAGGATTGTTAGTAAGAAAATTCTTAACAACTGCTAGAGCATAGTATGTTTTACCGCATCCTGATTCTCCAACAATAGCAGTGATTTTATTTCCAGACACTCCACCGAAAATACTTCCAGAAACCAATGCATTGAAGATATATGAACCTGTATCTACATAAGTTTCATTCTCTTTAATATTTGATGCAATTTGTGCATATTCTCCACCAATTTCCTTTACAATATCATTTAAAAAATCTAATTCAGTGTCCGACATTTTTTTTCTCCATTTTTTTATAGTTCATCTTATATGACCATAGTTTGGCATAAAGATTTGGATTGGTTTCTTTCAAGTTATCAATAATAATTTCTAATTCTCTTTCAGTTATAGGTAATTCCATCAATTAAAAAATGATTCTAATGAGACAGTATTTTCAGTCTTCCATCCAATAATCTCAACTAGACTTTTAAGAGGTTCTAGGAACGTCTTTTCAAATTGTAGGTCATAGTCAATGTATTTGTCAAGGTTTAATTCCTTTGGAAATTTTTGAATGAAAGAAATGACATTTTCTCCAATCGTATTTGGAATTTTTAGATAAATGTATTTGATTTTTTCACCACTATTAATTAGGGAATATTTGTTTGTCAATTTTTTATCTTGAATATAATAGTTGTACAATAATGCACCTCTAACATGCATTGGAGTACCTTTAATATAAATCGAAGATTCTGAATGAAACTTTTGAATATTAGAGATTCCCTTGGGTGATGCAATCTGTTCTGGAGTTAAAGATTTAAATTCATCTCGAATCTTATTCACATACTTAATCAGGTCGTCTTGTTCACCATTCATAATAATCTCAATTCCACCTTTAATTGCCTTTCGGCAATATGCTGGAGTTGAGGTTTTGACTGCTTCGATACCAGAAATTTTAATCTTAGGTTCCGAATATCGAACTCCTTCATTATCCCACACGTTGAGAATATAATTCTTCTTTTTTCTCCAAAGAGCAGAAGAACATACCTTCTCCCTCTTCATGTGAAGACAATTCTCATATGCATTTGTAACTTCACATAGTTTATTGAATGACTTATCAATAAACTCCTGCATTACAGTATCACAGACTTTAATGAGAAAATTAATGATTTCACTTTCAGTTGGATTCTTATTCTTGAATACTTTTTGAATAATTGGTTCAAAATATAAGAAAGCACTGTCTGTATCCATGGCAAGAGTCATGTCAACATTTTCAGTACCAGCAATCTTGTTTAAATAAGAATTCAAATCTCTTTCAATCCACTTAATTACAGTTTGCCCAGAAAAAGTAATTGCTTCTGCATTTCGAATATCATAAAATCTAAAATATTCATTACCCAATGAACCAAACGCAGAGTTTAACGTAATTTTGAGTGCTTGTTGATAATTCTTGTAGGTTGAAATTTGATTTTCCAGTTCTTGAGAAGGATTTTGTTCATATAGGGTCTGAGCATGAAGCATTTTCTTTTTGTATACACTTCTCTCGTTAAACATCTTCTCCATAATTTTAGGAAGAAATCCCTGTTTCTTTTTACTATACATTGACCCGTTTGAGCAAATTGTATAGTCTGAATATTCTGATTTGATTTTAAATGTGTTATTCAGAATATCATTAGTCGAAACATCATGATTTTTTTCTGAGATTAAAGTTTCAGGACTAATATTATAAGTACGAATCAAAGAAGGATACAGTGATGCCAAGTCAAAACTGCAAACATATTTAAACTTTCCAATTTGAGGTTCTTTGACGTGAGCACCTTTAAACTTTTCAGTCTTTACACTTGAACTTTTTTTAGATGGAATTACTATCTTATCTCGAATAAGATAGTTGTAAATAATTCCATCCCACATTCTTCCCTGGGAATATACGTCTGAGAGTTTAACTTTTGCCTGATATGCAAGAGTAAATGCCAACTTAATTAAACTAAGTTTTTTTTCAAGTCGTGTAATCAGATTACAATCTTGAACATTATACTCTACGAATAGATTGAAATTTTTAGTATAAAAATCCTTAAAGGTTTCATACTCTTCATGTTCCAACTTTTTCTCATTTAGAACTTCCTGAGCAACCGTGTCTAGACGATTATTTTCAGTGTTAATAAATGCAAATTTCTTAAAAAGATTTAAATAATCGAGAATTGTTGTACCATAAATTTCATATTCATATTCAGTTCTATTGTCTGCAACGTACTCCCTACACGAAATCTTTTTCCAAATAGAAAGTCTCTTAGATTCATTCTCTCCTAAATTTTTCTCAATGCGATTAATAATATATGGAATATCGAATCCCATAATATTCCATCCAGTAATTACATCAGGATATGCAGACTCCCAAAACTCTAAAAACTGTCGGAGAAGAACACTTTCATTTTTACACTCGTAATAGACATGATTTTTAATTTTTTGTGCAAATGGTCTACTACCCCAAGTGTAAGTAATGTTTTTATTGAAGTCTTGTAATGTAATCAAAAGAATTTCTTCATTTGCCGATTGAGAATCAATCGCACCTTGTTCTGAAGTAGTTTCAATATCAAGAACATATAACTTGATTTGATTTATATCAAAGTCAATATTATCATTCGGGAACTCTTCAGATATAAACTGATAAACTGGATTCTCTTGACCATAATATTCAAATCCTTCAACCTCATTATATCTCTCCATGAATTTCCTTGTCTCAGAAATTGATCCAGGTTGAATTGGTGAGACATACGCTCCACTGAGAGTCACATAATCGGTTTTTACCTTTGATGGAATATAAAGAGTTGGTCTATAATTGATTTTATATTTAGTTTCTACACCATCATCATAACCCCTATAATAAATGTTACTGCCAATCAAATTCAAGTTAGTGTAAAATCTCATTCTTTAGTCAATTCAAGATACTGTTCAATAATTTTTAACTTTGGATCCACCATGGTCAAAATACTATCGGAATGAATCATCATTTCACGTTGGTCTGTAACTTCAGGCCAAACGGTGAGATTACCATCTGCATCAATCTGATAAGGATTGATGAGTTTACAATCTGGTTCACCAAGTTCGGAACCAACTTCAATAATCTCTGAAATAATTACGTTGTCAACCTTCAACAGAAGACATTTGATTGTTTTGTTCTCCATTTAACTTCTCCTCATAAAGTTCTTTAATATTTTGAATTGGTTCCACAATTGTTACAACCCATTCTGGTGGAACAGGAATTTGAGTATCACTACTCAACGGAATCCAAGGTGATAACACTACTTCTAGATCACCTTTTGTAAGGTCACTCTCCTCAGTTAGAAGAAGAGTTTTTCTAAGTTCAACTACATGTGGATAATTAAACAAATATCCACAAACATTTTCACCAGAAATAAGTTCTTTTGCATCTGAAATGATTGTTTCACCTGATTTCAATAATGCTAGTTTAATGGACATACTTCGTTTTACTCTCCCCCCATAATAGCATGAAAAAAGGGAGGTGTCAACCTGATTTTGACCAGGTACCTCCCTGCAGCACCGACGATAGTTGGGTTCAATTTATTTAGGATTAACGTTTGCGTTTAAATGCACAAACATCTTTACCCAACATTGAATAGTATTCTTTTCTTCCATAACAATTTTCTTTTGGTTTTTTATACTTAGAGTAAGAACCAAAGTCCCCAACTTTTTCCATAAATTGTTGAAAGGTTTTCATAAAGTTTTTACATTATTTAGATGTAATCCTTTCTTTTATGATGTTCTGGAATAATTCTACCTAAAGTAATTCTCAAAAGTCCATCCTCAAATTCAACTAAACGTACTTCAGTTTCATCACTAAGAGTCCAAACTCTAGTAAAACTTCTTTGAGCGAGTCCTTTATGCAGATAATCAGATTTAGTTTCTTTATCTTCTCTCTGACCTTCAACATAAAGTTTCCCATCTTGAGTGTAGACAGAAACTTCTTTTCGTTTAAATCCTGCTAGTGCAATTTCAAGTCTAGATTCAACATTACTTACCTTAACCAGATTATATGGAGGATAGTTCGATGTAGTCTCATGAAGACTGAAAATTCTATCGAAATATTCATCCAATCCGATGCTATTTCGAGTAATTCTTTCCATCAATGCAGGAAGATCTGATGCACTATATCGTGTAAACTGATTCATTTTGTTACTCCTTTAAAAGCGAGATATAATATGCTGAATCCAAAATAGGCATTCAACATATTAATATATATCATAAATTAATTAAAGATGTAAAGTAGTAAACTCCGAACTCACTCAAGACCAGCATCTTCATCTGTTTTTTTCTTAGATCCGATATTATACTTTGTCTCTAATACCCAATCGTTCTTATCCTTATAAGAAAGAACTTTAATTTGATTGAGTGGTGCAATATCTTGAATCTTATCAGCATCAACTACACCAATCAATCCCCAGTCAGCGAGAAGTTGAATGATGCGATTTCTACGCTGAACATCATTAACAGTTAGATTTGCATGTTTGCCATCTAGTGCAAAAAGTTCTTTAAAGTGAGTAATAAAATATCTACCTTGTTTATGTAAAATATGACAAGATTGATACAACTTTTTCTCTTTTCTTGATGCCACTCCAATACGAGTCAAAGTTTCACGAACCTTTAAGAAATCATCGGGTTCATTCAAAATCACTTCAACCATTTTATCAGGCGACCATTTCACTTCGGGTTCTTTAACGATACTCATTTTGATCCTCCAATTTCAAATTTTGCTTTAATGTAATTAAGTTGTTCCGGGGTTAGAATCCTCAATGCTTGTTTTGCCTTTTCATTACTATAACCATAATAACGTTTGACATAATCAAGGTCTTGGATTTTTTCTCTTGAAACGGAATTGATATAACGCTTCCGTTTTCTCAGACTATTTATGTAAAAATCATATTGCATTTTCTTTGGTAGAGAATAATACATATTCATCTCATTCGCAAACATAATTGAATCAATGTGTCCAGATAAACATCGATTGATAATATATGGGTTATATTCCCTTTCAAGAGAAGAATCTTCGTCTATCAAATGATGCTTTGTCTGATTGATAGATTTTAACCAGTCAATTAAATCCATTTATCGAATAATCTCCAAATTTGAGTTTATATTCCAGAGTTCTAATTCAGTTCTAAGACGATTTTCAGTCTTGAGTTTTAAATATCGGTTTGATGCCTTTTTCTTCCACCAATTAATAACTTCATCTGGTTCATATCCAAATTTAGAAATATAATATCGTTTCTTCTCTGTAATCTTTTTTGCATTATCAATACATTGATTGAACTCTTTCAGTTTAAGATCATCTGTAAGAGAATTTCTAATAATTGAAATCATCTTTGTTTGAATTTTTAATTTTTTAGACGACTTATCTGCTGAAATCAATCGGTTACCTCCATTTGCATGATCATTGAACCACCAAAATATTTCGCGGAAATAATCATCATGAAAAAGTGGTAAAAAGTTACTTTCAGTATCGCCTATATGTCTAATATAAGGTTTAAGACCATCATACATGGATACTCCTTTTGTTGTACCGTATAATGAAGTTGTTTCAAAGTAATGTAGATTAGTTCCATACTTTGCATCAAATTGTCTTTTGAGTTCATTTGAAGATGCCAATAGTGCTAAAAGTTTTCCACCAAGATAATTATAACCAAAAGGTTGTACTGGAACAATATTAAATGCCATTACAAATTCATGGTTAATTTTTTGAAGAGATAAAACCTCATCAAAATAGTCATTCCTAGGTTTAGAATTAATAGTAGGAGATCCAAACCTAATTACTCCAATTACCTTGTTCGTATTATCTTCTGTTACAATCCATTTGATAGTTCTTCCTGGAATTGCCTCTTCAATTGCATTTGATGCAGTTAGATTAAGTATCTCAGAATAAAGACCTTGATTGTACTTAGATTTTGGTTTTGAATTAGTATCTACTTCATGAATAGAAAACTGCATGTCATTTGGATGAATATCAAAGTTAGAAAAGATTTCATCTTCAGGACCAAATAATTTTCCAGCAGCATTAATCAATCTACTTTTTTTAACGAAGCGTAAATAATCATCAATACGATTAAATTGAGAATAGTATTGTATAAATTGGTCTGCTGCCCAAACAGCATTTTCAGGACTCAACATGATCAAACTAAAAAATGTTTTTCATATTCTAACAGATCCTGAGGAGTATCAATGATGTTTGTATCCAAAGGAACTGTTTCTGTCCAGCGTCCGTTCTTTTGTGGTCGAAAGAAAAGATTGATTCCTAGATGATTGTATTTTTTGTTTGTAGGGACATGTACTTTATAATCTTGACCATTATTTTCAGTAAGTGCAGATAGAGCGAAATTTTCATCTTGAGTCACCATAACAGTTTTACATGACTCCCAAAAAATATTTTCAAATGTAGAATATTCCGACAAATACTTATCTGGATTGTCCATAATCATTCTACCAATAAACTGTGGGGAAAGACAGTGATCATAAACCACCTTCTTACCACTAAGTTTATTTTGAAGTGCTTTTTCACTTACAAGACCACTAAAATTACACAAAGAACAATCAAATACATTGATATAATAAATTCTAGTGATTGGTCGATAAAACTCAGGTTTGCCCCAATATTTAATATTCGATTTCAATGCATTAAAAGATGTTTTGCAATATGCTTTCCAATTCTTTTTAATTCGTTTCATAATCAGGTAAGTTATATTTCAAATATTCACGAAATGTAGTCTTCATTTCCTTTTGAGTCATACCACAATGCCGTGCTGCAAGGGGAAGATTCATAGTAGCACGAAACAATGCCTCATTTGCCTCTCGTACATTGTCAGGTGTAGTCTTAACAGGAATTTCCACCAGATTCATCTTATTAATTTTATATGGATTCATTTCCACTCAACCTCACACATCATTTCAGTTAAACATGCAAGAAGATTAATCTCTTGGTCACAGACAAAAGCACACTGATACTGATATTTGGCGATAATTAAAACAGCAGCAGGAATAGATTCTGATGTAAGATATGTGTAACATGAATCATAAACTTTCCGAAGTAGTACTGAGGCATCATTATCTAAATTAGATATTACCCATTTACGGACTTCTGTAAAATTCTTTTCTTTCATATGACGAACAAGTTCATTTACTGTCACATCAGTAAATGTTGTAAGAATACCTGAATCGATCTTTCCACTAGTAGAGTAACGTTGACATTCATTAAGAATGCGACGAAAATCAGGGAAATGAGATGAGATCAATTCAACTAGAACTTTTTGATCATATTCGATTTTTTCCGCATCCAGAATTGATTGAAGTCTTTTGAAAAAATTTGATGCCACTTGTGCCTTTTGCTTTCCTTTGATTGTGAAGTCAATGACGGCACATCGAGAATGGAGTGGTTCAATAATTTTGTTTTTATAGTTGCAAGTGAAGATGAATCGGCAGTTGCTATAAAATGCCTCAATATTCGCCCGTAGAAGGAGTTGTACATCGTTGGTTGTGTTGTCACTCTCATCCACGATGATGATTTTGTGCTTAGAAGATCCCGTAAGTGAGACGGTCGAAGCAAAGTTCTTTGCCTGGTTCCGTACAGTATCCAAGAAACGTCCTTCGTCGGATCCGTTGATGACATAATAATCTGCCCCTAACTCATTACATAATGCTTTTGCAATTGTGGTTTTACCAATACCAGGAGGTCCAGCAAGAAGAAGATTTGGAATCTCTCCCTTCTCCACAAACTCCTTAAAGGTTTTTTTAGTATCATCTGGAAGAATACAGTCGTCAATTTTTTTTGGTCTGTATCGTTCCGTAAGAAGAAATTCACTTGTCATAATTTAATTTTGTTCACGATTTGTTTTCCCAATAATTATAGCACCAGAACTTTTATCTCTACTATAAAAGTTCTTAAAATAATATGGAGCAAGAGTCCAAGTATTAAAATGAGGTTTGGGTTCAATTCCTCTTTCTAAATTGAGTTCTTGTAAGAGACCCCATTCTTCATAAGTCTCATTCCACTGAAAAACTTTTACATATTTAACACCAGATTCAAGTAATTCAATTGCCTTATGTTGCGTCTCAGTCCAACAATTAAATACTTGATCATTTACTTTCATGATACCCATTCTGGACGCCTCTGAGGTAAACGAAGATAATTATCCTTTACCCAAGGTTTGGATGCAATGTATCTTTTATATGCCTCAAAGGTGTCGATACTGTCATCCAATTTATACTCATCTGGCATTGCTCGGACAAATGGGGTAACCTCAGTTATTTTACCTTTGGGAAAAAGATAATATGCATGAAGAAGAGTATTATAACATGAATGAACCTTACCATAACGCAGTTGAAACTCATCACAAAGATTCATTCCATGTTTGATTAACCAATAGGCATTATTAACACTCTCTGCAACCCATTTGGTGCAGGGATGATTACGGAAGGCACCTTTTTCTGTAGAATAAGGACTTCCATCTGCCTTTGGAATGGTTCCATAGTCATGGTACCATTTTGATGCAACGATTGCCAAGAGTTGGCAAGTCTCCACCGGCATTTTTGTTATATGCCTATCAGGAAGTACGATTGCACTCTCGGTGGGAAATGGAGAAGTAATAAAGATGTTCAATGATCAAATCTCAAAAACAATATTTTTGAATCACATTATTAATTTTTTTGGGTTTATTTTCCATCCAATGTGCCTCATGTTCAATGGCACGAGTTGCCGAAGATACTGCTAAAGAATCATTAACTTCACTCATTTTGCCATTTGAAAGAGGCATATCTTTTACAGAAATACCAAATGGTCGATATCCATTACACATGTGTGCCACATGAACCGCTTCATGTAAAAAGGTTTGATTGATACTAGAATATACATTATATCCACTGGACTTAATATTCTTAGTGCAAATAACAAATTTTTTCCCGAAGTCAACGTATCCGAAGATTTCTTTATTTCTACAATATTCAATATTCTCTCGAACACTGAATTTTGCCTGATAAATTTTATTGAGCAGATTTTTTGCTTCGGGACTAAGATACAATAGAAATTCCATCAACCAAACGTACTATCAGGTTCTAAAGCAATCCAATAAGATAGATTATAGTTATTATTCGTAAATAGTGAAATTAGTTCCTTTGATACAACAACGTCATAGGCACCCGAGATAATCTTAATATTTTCAACCTTAAAGTTGAAAGTAAAAACTTCATCAGTTTCTCCAACAATAAAAGAACACTCCGTTGAAGTATCACTCTTTTTATCTCGTACAACAAGACGGATTACACCATTCTCTCCTACAGCAGAAAGATCTGGAAGTTTGTAGACAGAGGATGCTTTCAACAGTTTTTCAAGAGTTACACTATCCAATTGAAAACAAATATCTTTAGATGGAATCTTAATTCCTTTTTCTGGAGGGGATTTGATTACATTTGGATCTGCGAAAAAATATTTAACCCTACGCTTACCCTCACGAATTGTAAGATATGAATCCTCAGAAAAATCTAAATCTGGATCTTTATGTAGACTAATTCCATTCAGAAATTCATTGAGGTCATAAATTGCAAAACTTTTTGGAAATTCTTCGGAAATTGTTGCTTCAGCATAAATGTTGTTAGCAACTGAAATTGTACGAAGAGTATTACCACCCTTTACAATAATTGAGTTATTGATTCCAGCAAAATTCTTGAGGACTGTTAGAGTATTATCAGAAAGTTTCATTTTTTAGTCTCACTTATTTTCAATTAGATTCAGATGATTAATTAAAAGAATCGTATAATGCAGTACTTTAAATAGGTCTGCTCGGGGTGTACCTTTAGAATCATAACGATCAATATATTTGGTTACATTACCAGCGCAAAATCCTTCTCGACGATTGTGCTTGATCTTATCAATTGTTTGTTGTTTATCTGTTGTAGTTCCATCCACATAATGCTGATTATAGGTACTTATAATATACCCCTCAAGTTGCTTGAGAATCTTATCTTCATTATATTTCCAAAAGTTGTTAGTAGATTCGTTCATATGTAAAGTGAATTTATAGTTTGAAGAGTTCATAAAAAGGGAAAAGTCACTAAGAACTTCTCCCCATCATATCAAAAAGGAGTAGTATCGTCAACCCATTTCGCTTCTGAAGTGGGAGTCATCTGAAAGTCTGCATCAATTTTATCATAGAGTTCAAGAAAAGACTTCTTTGTTTCATCATCAAATCCTGAAATAGAGTACATAATGGATTTATTCTTATCCTTAAAAATTGAATATGCTTTTATAATATTAATAAGACGGCGAGTTGAAACTACTTCATCAATTCCACCCTCGAAGAAAGTCTTTCGAATTACATCAGACCAATCACAAAGTTTTTTAATAAAGGATTCCACATCATGCATTTGAAGTGAATCCGAGACTTTAGATAGAATTTTAGATTCAACTGAAATAGGTGGATAATCTTGTTCCAAAGTGATTGCAAATCGATCAAGAAATGCAGAGTTCAGAACATTTGTTCCAATGAAACGCCCGTCATCAGAACCTTTACCTTTAGTATTTGCAGTTGCAAAAATGTTAAATCCAGGGGCAGGTTTTACGTATTTGTTAATTTTCTTTAGAAAAATTCCTTTACCTTCAAGTACGGACTGTAGTGCAAGAATCTTATTGGATGCCAAGTCAATCTCATCCAAAAGAAGAATTGCACCACGATTCAGTGCCTCTACAACGGGACCCTCATGAAATACTGTGGATCCATCAATCATCCGAAATCCACCAACCAAATCGTCTTCATCGGTCTCAATTGTGATGTTGACACGAATCAATTCACGACCCAGTTGGGCACATGCTTGCTCAATACCAAACGTTTTACCATTACCAGAAAGTCCAGTGATGAATGTCGGATAAAACATTTCAGACTGAATGATCTTCTTAATGTCTGAGAAATTACCAAAACTTACGAAAGTTTTATCTTTATCGGGAATCAAATTTTGCTGAGTACTAGGTAGAATTGAAGGCGCTTCATAAGACCGTTCAAGATTTTCAACTTTTTCTTGTGTGACTTCAAGATTCCATCGACCCCTTTGAATTTTAAAAGGTTCAAGTCGAGTTGTCACTGTGGGATAAGAGATATCATAGGAAGCACAGAATCCGCGAATATCAGCAGAAGAAAACTCAGTGCCATAGAGAGTTTTAAGAGTATCGAGAAGTTGTTCATCACTCATGGAAATTTTACGAGGCATAATGTAGGATTGAAGTGGTTTGGGTTAACTCAGTTATTATACAAGGGGAATGGTGCCCATGGGGCACCGTAGTGGACAGTTGAAAAAGTGGACCTCATGAGATCAATTCAATGAATTCTCCAAGAATACGTTTGTTCATCTTTTTAACTTTAAGACTCTTCACAAAAGCACTCTTAATTTGAGTCCGAGTAGAATCCTCTGGCACATCAAATTTGCTATCCTGAGAAAGAGTTTTTGCCGATAAAGTGAAGTAAGAATGATAACCTGATGTCTTAATAGTAAGACACTTTTCTTTACTCCATTGATTCATGAGATTTTCAATCTTGTTCATATCATCATAATATAAACGAACAAAATATCGAACATCCCTAGATTCTATCAAGCGAATTCCAATAAAACTCATGTCAGGATATGAATCACGAAGATTTTTAAGTAGTGTATTAGTTTGAACTATAGGTGAACTACTAAACTTATAAGAGTGTCCGCTTTTACGATCTCTTAAATATGAGTTATCTGCAATATAATTTTTACCTAGATATGAAGAACCATCCCGAATTCGATCACAATGATAATTTAATCCACTTGACTCACCATCAGTCAAAATTACACAATGAACCTTTTGAAGATTATTTTGATTCTTAAACTTCGGTAAGATTTGATGAAGTGCTATCAATGATTCATTGAGTGGAGTTCCAGAAAGACAAAGTTGATGAGGTACATTATAATAATATTTGTAATGTTTAAAACACTTTGATGCAATACGAAAAATATTTCGAAGTTGATTATTCAAATCAGAATTCTTAGTTTTACTTGTAAACAGATTCATTAAAGAAAAATTAGGCGATACACGAATCAATCCATGTTTAGGAACATAAGATTCTTCAATATCATGATAAGTTTTACAATTATAAGAATTTGTAAAAGCATAGACCTCAAACGGAATTGATACACGTTTGCAGAACCAAATTAGATTATAAAGTTGTTTGATAGTATCCAGAATTACTTGATCCATGGAACCAGACCAATCTAAAATAAAAACTAATCCATGATTTTTACCGCCAGGAATATTTGTAACACGCTTAAAAATATCAGAATTGAACTTATACGTATGAAGTTTATTACAATCTAAAACACCAGTCTTTGATGTTGACGCCCTTGCATAGGAATCCGCAGACTTGTGACATTCAAATTCTTTGACAAGATAAGAAACTTCGCGTTGAGAATTCTTCTTAAATTCTTCAAATTCCATGTCAACTGCACTAAAAATACTGTCATCTATATGACCCCATTCCTGTTTACATATGGAGTGAATCTCTGAATTTGGTATGACAATTTTATCTAGATTCAAATTTGGAATCTCCAAATAGACAGTCTCCATCGTAAGTGGATCAATCAATGATTTAAGTGATTCCTCTAGAGAATTCATAGTTTCAACTTCAGGTTCTTTATCATCATCTTCTGAATCTGATTCAGAGTTTGATGCACCATTACCACTATCAGTCTTATCTGAATCATCGTCGTCAGAATCTGATTCAGAGTTTGATGCACCATTACCACTATCATTCTTATCTGAATCATCATCTTTGGAATCTGAATCAGAGTTTGATGCACCATTACCACTATCATTCTCATCTGAATCATCATCTTTTGAATCTGAATCAAATACCAATTCTAATTGATCATCATCACTAACGCCATCTGAACTCATAGAGATTCCAATCTTACTTAAAGGCGGATTAAGTAATTGATCAGACTCATTTTTGGGTTGATTTTTAATTTCTTTTTTACAATAATTATAAAGACGTTCAGATGCAATTAAAACTTCATCGAATGTTTCTGCATCAGAAATTTGTTTTACGATATCTAATTCTTCATCTGTAGAAAATGTAATTGATAGAAAACTACCAATCTTAAAATATAGATTTACACGATCTGCAAGGTTAAACTTATCAATATTCTTGTTTTCAATTTCGAAAAAATCATTCTCTACAAGTTCTTTGTACCCATTGTAAAAAGTTTTAGGTGAACCTGGATATCTCCGTTTACATAGTTGTTCAACTCGAACATCTTCACAAATATTTACAAAATTTGGAGGAATGTTATAATCTTTAGTCCAATCAATATTTGGAGTCCACAATGAATGACTGATTTCATGAAGAACTAACATATTATATACATCATCACTCGCCTTTTCCCATAGGGGCAAAGTGAGAACACGAGTATTTACATTAAAACTAGCGGTTTCAACTTTTTTATGCTCAACAATCAAATCTTCTGTTGCCAGAAGACGAGCGAGCATTCCGCGAATCTCAAATTTGTTGGACACTTAATTCAGGTGCGACATGAGATCAATATAGACCAACTCAACCCTCATACGGGCACCACTGGGACACTTTCAAAACTGGACTACTGTTCACCACCCTTTAGTAAGAATACAAATAATCATATAAAAAGGGCACAATAAAGTGCCCTAACTTCTAATTCAAATAAGATATCATAAATTCATATTAGATTATATAATCATGCTTCAATAATACTTTGAAACCATTCTTCACTCATTACATCCATAATTCCATAAGCAGTTTTTTCACAATGAGCAAATCCTTCATCTAAAAGATAATTTATAAAAAATTCTTCTGCCATTTGAGTTGTAAATTTTTGATTACCGTATGTGAATTCCTTTTTACCTGACCGCCTTGCTCGTCTAAATGCTCTTTCAAATGTATCTGGTCCAACAATTTTAGGACCAACATATTCAGGACCAACTGCTAATCTAGATCTAATTCTTCCACTAGGATCCATTGTATTATATCTAGGTTTAAGACGTTCTTTTCTTTCCTTTTCTGCTCTATCGATTAAAGCAGCAGCAGCAGTTCCAGCGGCAGCAACTCCAGCAAGTGTAGCAGGAATAGCACCTGAAGCATTAGAGGTCTTACCTTTTATTGCAGAAAGATTTAAAGATGATCCAGGGGCAGATTGTGATGCAAGTCTCTGTATACGAGCATCACGACTAGGCCCAGTTGCTCTAAATGGTAATCCAGCATCAGATGGAGTTCTTCTTGAAGAGGATCCAGATTGTGTACCTGAAGGTTTCTTAGATGATTTAGATGTACTCCTTGAAGATGCAGGTAGAATGCTCCTCTGCACTTCACCTGGAGAGGTTGAAGGTGCAGGTACATTACCACCTCTGGTGGGTACTAATGCACCACCGGGTTCAGATACCTTAGGTTGTCTAGGTAATGC